GTGTGTGTTGAGTAAGTTGTTACGGGCTTGGTTAGCCACACGTGAGAACTGCTCATAGGCACCATCAGCACCTAAGACATCTTGGTTGTTCTCTACGTAGTTTGAGTAGTACTCTTGGTACCAGTCATCGAAGCCAGACGCATCTGTAGCACCTGCGATATTACCACGGGTGTATGCTTCGCTGGCCTCTTGGATGAAAGTATACCCGGCAGCTTCGCCACGTGTTTCGTTAAACGCATAGCGGAATACTGGGCTTTCTTCTGGACCAATTTCACCAGCTTGTACTAGCTCGTTGTAGGTTTGAGAGGTTGTCTCTGCTAGTTTTCTAGCTTTCTTAATATCCTCTTCAGCTAACTGACGTTCACGTTCAGCAGCTAGTCTACCCACAGTAGGTTGGATTCTGTCAATGAACCGTGCGAGGTCTTGAAGACTTCCTTCCTGCACTTGTGGAGGTTGTATATAGGTATCGACAGGGCGTACTACGACTTCTTGTTGAGTCTGTGGTCGCAACCGTTCGACAAGGACACGCTTTGCCATGTTAATTCCTTAAGTTGTTGGAGGTTTGTTTGCCACTGTATAGGCGTTTGCACCTGCATTTGCTAACCCTGCGGCTAGAAGAAGAGGGTTAGGACCCTGTACAGGCTGATACTGATTTAATCTTGATTGAGCGTCTGACTCGATACCTGCACGGTCATACATACCTTGAGTACCTACCGTCTCGATATCTGCTGAGATGTTAGTATTGGTTGTTAATCTATCTCGTTCATATTTAGTCATGATTGCATCGACTACACGACCAGCTACACCTGCCTCACCAGCAGAAAGACTAGCACGAGAAGTTAGCTCCATAGCCTCTATATTAGAGTCCATCTTTTTCTGAGCTAGTTGCGCCTTCTCTTGGCTTTCTTTTAACGCTTGCTGTCTGATAGAGTTATCACGGGCATTAGTGATTTGAAGACGAGCTTTAGCATTACGCTGGTTAGTAAGTTTAGCTTGTTGTGCTTGTGCAGCATGACTTGCCACGGCTGAAAATGCCATAGCTGCTGATACTGGATCACACATCTTTTATCCTTACAAATTCATAAAAGGGTTTCTTACCAACCCCAAAGGTTTCTATTAGTTGGGTAAAGGTAAACCCAAGGTGTCTGAGCCATCTAATGGCTACCTTGTTGTCCTTGGCTACGTAGTTACATAGCACCGGGAATTTCTTATTGACTTCAATTACCCACTCTGCGCTTTGGGGTATGAACTCTTTCTTAACTTCGGGAAGTCTATCTGAGCAAAGGAGCCAAGGGACTCCAATGTCAGGGTCGGCAGTAGGTGAAACACCAAACATACCTATAACCTCTCCATCTGTAGCAATAATGCTAAAAGCCTCTGAGGAGGCCGTGACGGAGATTAAGAGAGCGTCTAGGGCATTCACACCACTAGAGTCTTTAACTTCCTGTACGTCCACCTCACGAAGCTTAGGAGCGAGTTCATACGCATCATCCAGAGTGGCTGGACGATAGTATGGAATCATAGTCTTTGAGACCTCATTACGAAGTAGCCTTCATACTCTGCGCTTTGGAAGATAGCAGGTAAGTGACTATCCGTTCTTATTTCAATTTCTACTTCATTAGACTTGGCTAATACAGGGAAGCGATAATGTCCTGTTTCAATAGCAACACTACCTAGTAGGTTAGCTAACGCTCCTACGATACGACCGTTGAACTTATTAACACTTTCTTCACGAGCTTTAGGACGCACCACAACCTCGAACGAACCTGTATCATTATACACCAAGGTCATGTTACGTAGTTGTAAACGACCTGAGGTCATAGGTTCATTGTTGTTCTTCATCACCTGCTCAGAGAAGATGTACCTGAATTCATAAGGAACCCCTAAGAATACAGTACCACCTGAACTCACGTAGTTTTGAGCCTTAGGAAAATCTAAGATGAAACCTTTGTCAGATATGAACACTTCCTCCCTGCCCCCTTCTACCTGTGGTGAAGGTTTTAAAGGGGAGCCACTCTTCCATATCTGTCTACGGTCTAAGCAAATACCATGAGACTGTTCAGTGTATTCAATAGCTGAGTCAGTAGATAGATTGATACGTTCCAGAGCAATCGAAGGACCATTATAGGTGTCGTACTTAATCAATAGGTCAATGTTAGACTTGTTAAAGCTGATGTTAAGGATTTCTCCTTCAAAGGTCCAACGTGACCAACTTGATTGTAGCTTGTCTGTACCTTGCCAGTAGTAGCTATATACGTACATAGACGTGCGGTCATCATCACTTAGTAAGAGTAGCATGTCCTCGTTTGAAGAAGCTTCCATCTTACGTACTTCACCGGGGATGTACTCAGGGACGTGAGCAGTAATCTCTGCTGCATCATCTACTTCAGCATCGATGTCTACAAAGTACTCACGGATACCAGACCACTTGCCACGGTTAGTAGCAAAGAACACATAACGACCTGCACCTACAGGCTTGGCTTTCAAGGAAGCCTCGAACTGTGTTGTAACGTCCAACGCTACAGTCTCAGGTGTTAGTAAGTCATCTGCTGTCAGACGGAATTGAGTCAAGTCTGAGAACAACAAGAGTGACTCGTTGAATGGTACAGCGTGCTTAAGGATTGATACCTTGTTGTTTGATACTGCTGCATCAATAGGGTCAGTGTCGAGTAGTGTAAGCGTAGTACGTTTGAAGAAGTTGAAGTTATCAAACCTACCTGCTTCTGATAGAATGATGTTCTCGTCTGCCAAGAAACCTAAGCGGTTACGGTGGAAGAAGATATCATTAAGCTTGTGACCTATAAAGCTAGGGAATGGGTTAGTCTCGTCATCGCCTACATCACGGTCTTTGAACGAAGCTGGTTGGAAAGTGAATGAACCATCTGCATTACTTACCAATTGGTGCGGTAGTGTAGTAGCATCTAAGGATGTCTTAGCACCCGGCTTAATGGTTTCTTTCCATACCTGACCACCTGTTTCGTTAACCTTAAGCTCAACATAGTAGTCGTCTTGACCTTTGTCGTTATCACCTACAATACCAATTACAAAACCTTCAGGTCCAGTAGGGGGTAGTTTCTTAAAGTCTGCTGCGGTACCTTTGAAAGCAAACAAGCTTTGGTTGCCACGAGAGTCTTCGACTTCTACTTTAAAGTCTTCGTTATCAGTCGATTGTATGTAGATTACGTTACCGTAAGTAGTGAAAGATAAACCCGGTATGTTTATTGCAGTAATACCGGGCTCAGGTGGAGGACCAACAGGTTCACCAAACGGGCCAGTGTATTGTCCTTCTGGGTCTCCCCCGTAGTAGGTGGAGTCAGGGGTGTAATCAATACGTAAGTTATTAGCAATGCGGTCAGTCTGGATAGACCGTTCAGCAGTACGTGCTGTGGTCTCATCAGGTTGTGTAGAACCCATTGTCTCGATTGTACGGGTGTACAGTGTACCACCTTTGGTAATCTTAAGTGTATATGTAGTTGAGTAGTCACCCTGTTTTACATACACCAAAGCCTCTGGAGGACGTGTAGCACTGACGGTAGTGTCTTCTGCTGTTGTTACGTTCTTGTTAAGAATAAAGGTAAAGTCAGCAATAGTGGTTGCTGCTATTTGTTCTGCTGGGTTTGTAAGAGAACTTAGGTATGAAGCATCACCTGTTACGGTACGTGTCACACCGTCACGGTCGTAGACCAATATCTCTGTATCTGTAATAATTAAAGTATAGTATTCATTCTCATCCCTACGCATTGTGTGGATGAAAGCATTTTCTGCTCCCGGAATGTTGCCTAGAGTTTTAATTAACTCTGTGCCGGGGCGTTTCGATAAACCATTAACAACGGAGGACAGACCATTCTCTTGCAATTCTGCTTGAGTTTTCAATCTGAGAGAAGGTGGCTGTTGCGATACCCCGTTGATAAGGTTTGGGATAGACGCACTAATTAAAGCCATTATCGCAACCTCGTAGTTCCTCGGTCAATTACACGGTAGACTGAGTAGTTATCCATTATGTTGAAATCTTCGCTATCTGATTCAAACTCTTTAAGCTCAAAGTAAGCCTGAGCTTCATCCTGCTGGCCAAAGCCATGCAAGGTATCAGAGCCAACTACACGGTCTTGGAAGATACGTGATGCTTTGATAGCTATATAACGTCGTGCTACTTCTGGTAGTTCTTCAAACTCCAGTTGCACTATTAAATCTAGTTTAACATCTTTGTTAATTTTAAATGTATGGTTTCGTTTGTCATACATCTTGTTGCCACGCTGTACTAAGTCCTTGCTATCAGGAGTAAGTGTAGCGTCAGCACGTAAAGTATTCTTCGGTACAACAATCTCGCCATCGAGTGTTGGACCCATGCTCATGTTATATTCACGGTTAAAGTTCCAGCCTTCAGATTGAACGGCACGGTTAACCGAGTTGAGGATAGTTTCTGCCATCTCCGCATCGACCAAGCCTGAAGATAGACTGTTGACTGGGCTTTCCCCAATGGTCGAGAGCATGATGTTGACAGCTTCTAGCTTGGTTGTCGGGGTCATAATTAATTCCTATTAAGCGTTTGATTTAGAGCCTGAACACTTCCAACGCTTTCGAGATAATCTCAAAGGTGAGTTAGGGTCCTTAGCAGCTTTAGGGTGGTCACGCATTTGGCCCATTGAGCGAGCGCAGTATGAATCTCCCTTTGAAGTGCCGGGTTTGACACTTGCTCCTTTCTGTCCATAAGAAACACGCTTGCCTGATTTAGTGATTTTAAGCTTGGCTTTGCCTTTTCTTGGTCCTGCCATGTTTCCTCCAAAACAAAAAAAGGGCTACCCGAAGGTAACCCTTAATTTAATTATGCAGACATCAATGCGATTGCAGAAGCAGGACGTAGGACGTTGTGGCCCATAGCGTACTTAGCAACCATCAAGGTGCCTTGACGTTCGATTTGGTACTCAGACTCAACGCCAAGGTCTAGCAACTTAACAGTTGCAGCAGCGTCTTGTGCGAAGATTAGACCACGAACACCGCTGTAGTTGCCTTTGTAAGCACCAGCACGTGATAGTGGGTCAGGAGTAGCACCAGTAATAGTTTCGTCAGACTGAGGGATGTGGTTAGACATCAGGATGCGAACACCGCCTACCTGTGGAACAACGCCAGCAGATACAGAACCTGCACCGCCTACGTCTTTGTTCAACCAAGTAGCTGAAGTAACGTCAGTAGCGTTCAACAATGCGTAGTATTGACGAGGAGGAAGTACACAGACTTTCTCACCAGTGATATCTTTCTTATCGAACTCTTCAAGAGCAGCGTAGATTGAACGAACAATCTCTGCACCAACTTCAGCATCAGAACCAACAGAACCAATAGTTACGTTGTTAGTGAATACTTCATCGTCGAATGCGCCACCCGGTAGGCCAGCAGCCTCAGCAGGAGTGTCAATCATAGCAGCTTTAGCAATTACACGTGCGATGTTCTTATCAGCAGTGTTAGCTAGAGCGTAACCAGCTTCTTTAGAGTAGATAGAACGTACATCGTAGTGGTTCATAGCTTCGTCGATGTTAGCAATGAACTGGCTAGAGATGAGCAAGTCATCAACAGTTACAGTGCGCTCACCGTGCTTGATTTTGTCTGCTTCAATCATCTCGCCTGGAGTATGATATTTAGCAGTTGCAACGCCAGTCATAGGGAACTGAGCTGATTTACCACCAGAGATAGTACGGGTACGGTGAAGGCCCATGAAGATGTTCTTTTCTTCAAAAGCAGTTAATACTTCACCAGCATATAGTTTTAAAAACAATTCACGGTCGCCGCCAGTAGCGTTGACCTGACCTAGACGACTAGGATTTTGATCAGGAAGTGCCATTATATTTTACCTTTTAGTAATGAATAGGTTGAGTTTTGGTTTGTTGTGTTTACTCAGCGTACCCATCACATCCTTTTCGCTAAGGTTGTCTTCCGCAGAAGGCCAAAGGTATTCATTCAGTAATGTTATTTGCTTCGTATAAATAAAAAGACCCCACCGAAGTGGGGCCGAAGGAGACATAAAACTTAGAACACGTTCGAGCGTTTTAGCTTATCAGCTACAGCTCGTCGGTAAGCAGGGTCAGACTGATATCTAGGATCACGCATTGCTGCTGTCAGTTCCGCAGCACTTTGGAATGACCCGCCTGAGGTTCCACTTGTTTCGCCTTGTACAAGACGTGGTTCGGTTCCCACCTCAGAACGATAACGGGCAGAAAGACCATTCACTGCAAAGTTAATCATGTTTATGTCACCTGAATCGATTGCCTTGTTGAAGGCATCAATCTCAGATTGCGGAAGATTATCACCAGCCCATTCGAGCATTTGGTTATAACTTTCCTCACCACCTACAGAACCAAACACTTGTTCATATAGGTCGGTAGCAAGAGCTTGTTGTCCTGCAATCCAAGTATCTACGAGTGACTTAGGGAATCCAGCCTCTTCTAATTTCTTATAAGAGTCTTCATTCAACCCACCGTTCTCGTTGAACTCGGCTTGAAGTGTGTCAAAGTCTACACCAGATTTGTTAAGAACGTCTGCAACCTCGGAAGCAGATGCGGTCTCAGGGTCAGGTGTTTCTTCTGTTACTTCTTCTGTTGTCTCTGTCTCTGAAGAAGGAGAGCCTAGTTTCTTCTCAAGCTCTCCATAGGCTTTCGCCATATCTTCAACAGAGTTAAATTTCTCAGGAAGCCAGTCTGGGCGTTCCTGTCCAGCTTGTTCTGACTGGGCAACTTTCTCAAGCATAGCTTGTTCATGTGCCTTCTGTTCGTCAGATGGTGCTGGTTCTTGGTATGTGTTCAAAGTCTCTGCCATAAAGTTTTACTCTTGTTGTTGAGCAGACCCCATCATAGCTTTGACAGCCTCAGGTGTGGCCTTAGATGCAATGTCTCCCATCATCTGTTGTGCCATCATTGCCTGTTGTTGTTCAGCCATCATTGCTTGTTCTTGTTGCTTCTGCTCAGGGGATTTAATTAAACCATTCGTATCGATACCTAGAGACGCACCTAAGCGGTCTATGTAGTCATCGATGTTCATCTCAGATGCGATTACCTGTGGGCCTAGTGGCTGTAGGTATTGCAAGAACTGAGCTAATTTGTTTAGGTCTTGACCACGGCCAAGTGCTTCCATACCTGTCACGATAGTAGGTTTAACACTATCCTTAGGCATCTTAGGCATCTTGCCTTGTGACTCTAAGCGAGCCAGTATCAAGTTAACCAGAGGCATCTGGAACTCTTGAGATAAGATTGAGTATACACCACCCAATGCAGTCTCTAGTTCTTGTGCCATGTAACGTACTTCTTCAGCAGTTACACGTTCAGCTTGTCGCTGTACACTAGAGTTAAGTAGGAATGCGAAAGACAATCGTTCAGTAATTGTACGAGATGTCTCAAGTGCTACTCGGAAGTCTCCAGCTTTCTGGACCTGTAGTGTAGATACATCGTTAGCATCACCAGTTACGATAGCACCATTAGGTGACTGTGCTAGGTTCTTAGCTTTGGTTGTACCGTTAGGACGGACAAGGAATAAGACCTTAGCAGATGCAGCACTACCTTCTACGATAGCTTGGGTAAGTGCTTCTAGTGAGCGTAGGTCGCCAATGTATTCTTCTACGAAACCACGTCCATAGTCTTCACCATCAATACGACTAAAGCGTAGAGGGATGAACGGACAACGGTCCTTAGGGTAAGACCCTTGAGAACCCGGTACGACAATACCTTGAATCTCTTGATATACTTCCCACTTCTTACCCGTGTACTTAACACAGGTGAATAGGTCGTAGTCTTTAGTGTTTCTATCTTCAGGGTCAGTTAGTAGAGCACGTGTCTCTTCATCCAGCATCAGTGGAGATACTGACTCCTTAGTAATTATTTCTAGTACGTTGCCCATCGCATCACGTTTCACAACGTAGCGGTCAATACGGTATACTTTCATACCATCTTTCTTGGGCATATAAACAAGAGCGTTACCTGCCACGACAAGTTGCTTCAGTGCTTCAAACACTGGAACTCGAACAGCAGACCCTTCAATCTCTGAAAGACCAGCACGTTCAATACGTCCTAATGCTTCTTCAACAGCACCACGGGCATCTTGACCTGCTACTTGAGCTAGGTCGTAGTCATCGATAACCAGTCGGAAGAAGGGACTATTAGGAGGCAAGAGTGTAAGTAGTAGTTTAGACGCTAGGTTGTTAACACCTCGGCTACCTACAGACTGGTACGGTGTATTGTACTCAGTAGACCCTGTGTGTCCATCAGGTGGAACTAGGGTGGGAATTGTTAATTCTGCTGCTTCTCTTGCTCGTCGCAGGAAGGCATCTCTTGCAGCTTCTAGCTGTGCATAGCGACCTGCTACGCTTCCGTTGCCTTCTTCAATCATATTACACCATTAAGAATTTGGGATATTTAATCCAGTACCAGAACCCGGTACGTTAACTTGTTCACTGCGATTGATACGTAAAGCTCGTTTACCACGTCGCTTCTTCTTTGCAGTCTCGGATGACTTCTCTTCTTCGTATGCAGATGATGCAAACTCTGGAGTCTGTGAAGTCACGGGTGCAGCCTGTGCTGCGCTAGATGCGGAACCACCGCCTCCTCCCATACACATATTAATTCTCCTCTTGTATCTCCTCATAGAGTCGGTCGAGGTAGTTAATAATACTCTGCTGACCTTGGAGATATCTTAATTGTTCGGGGGTTATTTGTTCAGTAGGTAGTCTATTGGGAAAGTCTTCTTTAAGTCTCTCAAGTAATCCTACAGATATACTATAAGTATTGTTTAATACTTTCATTTGAACCTCTAGTTCTATAATGGAACTTTAGAAACTAGGGGTTACCACCCCCAGTCTCCATCCATGCCTGCCGCATTGTAGTCAGTAACAGTACCTTCAAAGAAGTTCTTGAAGCTGTCGCCATTGAGTACCCAGTCTAACCAAGGTAGGGGGTTCTCAGTGTTACGGGTCCAGTTAGGTTTCAAGCCAAGCTGAGTTAATCGACGATTCGCAATGTATCGAATATAAGCTTTGACCTCATCTTTAGTGAGACCTTCCACATCGCCCATCTCAAACGCCAAGTCGATAACCTTATCTTCAAGCTGTACTGCATCCCGAAACATCTGGTAAATCTCTGCCTTGAACTCGTCAGTAACGATACGAGGGTGTTCTTCACAGAACGTGCGGAAGACTTTAACCATTCCTTCACAGTGCATAGTTTCATCACGTACACTCCACTCAACAATCTCACACATGCCCTTCATCTTACCAAAGCGTTGGTAGTTCAGGAGCATTACGAACGCAGAAAAGAGGGACATACCCTCGTTCAGAACTGACCGTGCTACTGCCTTGGCTAGACCAGCGTGACTGTTCACGTCGATGTCAGCCATGAAGTCTAGCTTATCCTGCATCTCCTGCACCTCAGTGAAGGCAGAGAACTCTTCCTCAGGTAGACCTAAGGTGTCGTTAAGTAGGGCATAGGAACGTTGGTGTACAAACTCACGGTTAACAAACGAGGTAAGCATTGCACGTATCTCGTTGTTCTTGAACTTAGGTAGGTAGTTCTCGATGTAGTTGGTCCCTACCTGTACGTCTGATTGAGTGAACAGTCGTAGGATTTGGGTGATGTGGTTCTTCTCTACCTTGGTGAGCTTGTCTCCCTGCCACTGTGCTACGTCATCTTGAAGCTTGGCTTCCCATTCACCCCAGTGAATCTTTTCGTGGCTTACAGCAGCTTCTACAGCCCAAGGATACTTGAAAGGTTTATATACTAAAGAACTCTCAAGCAAGCTCATGTGCTGCCTCCGCAATATACTTTGCAGATTCTAAAGCTGAAGCAGTAGGTAGTCCTCCCTTCGCCATTAGGGTAGCAGCTACGATAGCGATAAGGTCACCACGACACATACAGTTACTCGCTTTTGCTGCTGTGTTAGTCTTCGCTTTTGGTGTCGTTGTTTTCTTTGTTGCTGTCATTGTTTGTTTCACGGGCTAAAAACCTCGGTTAAAAGCCCGCGATAGTATAAAGATTTGGCGTTGAATTGCAAACAAATTGGGATGGTTAGCTATCGTGTTCGAGCTGGAAGTGAGTCAGTATGCCATCAAGCTCATCTAAGCTGCTGTAATTAATGACAACTTTACCTTTTCCTTTGCGTCCATGGTTAATTGCGACACTGGCACCAAGGCGCTCACTTAGGCTCTTTTCTAGGCGCTGAATATCGGCGTCAGGCTGTGCTTTTGCTGGCTTTTCCTTCGCTGGCTCTAATGCCAATCGAACAAGTTTCTCAGCTTCACGAACTGTCATACCTTTGGCGGCGATTAAACGTGCAATTTCAGCCTGCGTTTCGCCCTCTAATGCAAGTAATAATTTGGCATGGCCTAGTTCAATATCGCCGCGCTCAAGTAACGTTTTGGTTTCTTGCTGCAAATTATTCAAACGTAGCAAGTTCGTCACCGTTGCCCGCGATTTACCGACGGCGTCAGCGACTTCTTGGTGCGTTAATTGAAACTCAGTCAACAAGCGTTGTAATGCCGTTGCTTCTTCCATGGCATTGAGATCTTCACGCTGAATATTCTCAATCAAGGCCATGGCAATGGCTGCATCATCGGCCACGGTTTTGACTAAGCAGGGTACCTCGGCTAAGCGCGCCAGTTGCGCTGCACGCCAGCGCCGTTCGCCAGCGATGATTTCGTAGCGCTGTTCCGCCACAGCACGCACCACAATCGGCTGGATAATGCCTTGCGCTTTAATGGATGCAGCTAAATCTTCGAGCGCTTCTGGCGCCATGTCTTTGCGTGGTTGATAGCGCCCTGGCTGTAACCATTCAATGGGTAGTTGTTGTAATTCACTGGTGGCTAGCTCAATGTCAGGTACTTGGCTATCGTGCTCACGTTGCTTATGGCTGTTGGTGAGCAAGGCCTCTAAGCCGCGCCCTAATCCGCGTTTTTTGGCTGTCATGACGATGCTTGTCCTTCTGCTTTAGCCGCTGCTTCGGCTTTTTTTAGTTGTTCAGCCCGGCGAATCAATTCACCGGCCAGCGCTAGATAGGCTTTAGCACCTGACGATGCCTTATCGTAATACATGGCTGGGGTGCCAAAGCTTGGCGCTTCAGCAAGACGCACATTTCGTGGGATCACGGTGCGATACACTTTGTCACCAAAGTGCGCTTTTAGTTGTTCAGACACATCATTGGCCAGGCGATTACGCGGGTCATACATGGTGCGTAAAAT